TTCAATATCAGCATGTTTCTTTTCACGCTCGTCTGATGCTTTACGAAACTTATCTAGTGCCGAAGGTTTCTTTTCTTCAGAGAATGACCGTTTAGCCATAATCTTAGCTAACTTACTCATTGCTTTTTTACGGGGTTCAGCACGTTTTGGATCTTTACTGGTTGTTTTGAGAACATAAGATGCTAAAGTTTCAGGAGCCAACTCATCAATCTGCTCAACTTCTTCTACTTGTGCTCGTTGTCTTTTCATTTTGTCTGCAACAGTAGTTGAAACATAGTTAATTGGGTCATCAAATTGGTGGTCACGCCTCCATTTATGAAACTCAGAAGATTTTGCATGAGATATTTTTGTGTCTTTACTTACAAAATCTGGATTAATGCCACGAGATTTAAGGTATGCGTGCAATTCGCTTCTTTCACTTTCGGTAATACCAGCACGAACAGACCATGGTTCATTTGGGTCGGTGCCAAAAGTGGTTTTCTTATCACCTCTAACAATTAGTTTTAATTTTTTTGCGTCCATGTTTTCACCTTAACCGTTATTTCCTGGAGCTTTACCCAACATCTCTGTTTTAATTCTTTTCATAGCCGAACGAGCCAAATCTCTGGCACGGGACATTGGTGTATGTTTTGCACCTGACTTATCTGTTACTGTGCTACCAATTTTCTTGTATGGTTTATCAAAAGGTGGTTGGTCAGCATTGGTCACAAAAGGAACTGTATCAGACTCAGGTCCTTTACCTTCTGAAACACCACGAGCTTTTGCTAAATTTTCTTTTGAAGAAATAGAATCTTTACTTCCAGCTTTTGCGTCAGCAACTGTCAATGGTTTGTCACCACGAGCCTTGCGCAAGAAAGCTGGAATGTCAGACTTTTTTACTTCTTCTTTCATTGGACCTCCACGAAATTTTACTTTTGTGGATTTGGCATCAGAACCAGGACCAACATCATCTTTTTGTGATGTTGGTTCTTGACCTTTTAATGTATCTTTGGTACGAATATTTGGGTCAATTTCTTCTTCAACAGTATCTTCTTTCATTGCCTGTTTTGTTGCTGTAGCATACATTACAGATTTAGCATCTTTGCCATAACGCTGTCTGAATCCAGCAAAACCTTTTTTCATAGACTTAACAATCTTCTCACGTTTAGCCATTTCAGCATCAGTCATTTGTTTTTCTTCAATTTGCTCAACTTCCTTTTCTACTTCTTCACTTACCGACTTCCAACCACCACCCATTGCTTTATATTTTTTTGAAGCCCAACCATTGGCATATGCAGAAGGATATACAGCAAATTTAGATTTAGCAGCAGCTTTAGCCCGAGCCCATTTCTCTGGACTTGTTGGCACATTTTTTTCATCTAGTTCTTCAACTTCTTCTTTTTGTTGACCACGGAGAATAGCAAAGTCTTGAGCATCAATCTTGTTATTTTTATTCTTGTCAATCTTGTGTTGTTTACCTTTGAGAGCCTCAATTAGTTTATCTTTAAACTCAGTATCTTCTTTCATTTTCTTATCAGCAACTGCCTTCTTCATAGGTTCTTTCTTGTCACCGTCTTTGTCCATATCTAAGAAGTCTGGCTTGGCAGCTTCATCATAACGACCTTTGGTTTTCATATGATCTTCTTTGTCCTTTTGCATCATGTCTTTTGCTTTAGGACCCTTGAGTGTATCAATGTCTTTCTTAACTTGGTCACGGCGTGCTTTAGCTGAATCACCATAAGAAGAACCGTAAACTCTCATACCAGTTGCAGTAGGTACTTTTTCAGCTTCATCTAATTCACTTTCTTCTTTGTGCATCTTATCTACATGCTTACTAACTTCACCATCTTTGCCATGAAGTCGTTTTTCATGTTTTTTTACTTCATCTTTACATGAATCTTCTTTATCTGTAATTTCTTTTACAGCTTCAGCAACTGAATTCATCTTTAACTTATTAACGAACATTTTATTTCTCCTGTTTGTTCTTTTTTTTAATTTTTATTTGTGTACCAATATTTCGTTCTGCATCTTTATATGATTGCATCGGTTCAAAGTTGGTTGCACCATTCAAAACACCACCAACACCCATGTCGGATATAGATGGGTCATTTTGAAAACCCTTATATTCTTTAATTGTTTTTCTAAAACTATTAAATTCTTTTTGTTCTCTGTATGTTACATCGCCTAGACCGGACATGGGATATACTGTTCCCTGCTGGCGTGTATCAAATTCTGGCCCCACACCTGTGGTGTTCCGTAGTCTTTGACTTACGGTTGGGGCATCTACTATTCGTTTCTTCTTTACTTTCTCTTTGTCTTTGGAGAAGTTGGTTTCTTTTGGCTCTGGGTTGACGGTGAGCGTTGGTTCTTGGGCTTCGCTGTAGGTTTTGAAGGTGTAAGTTTTTGTTCGCTTACCTGCGTTGTATTTGATATCATCTGTTTGGGGCTCGTTACCTCGGTTGTCGGCTGGGATACTGTCGAGGCCGACTGCTTGGAGTTCTGGATTGGTTTTAATCTTAACAAATTTATTAGTGCTTTGAACATTTTTTTCTTCCTTCACTAGGTTATTACCTATATTTAACTTACCACGTTTTTCTAACCAAGACAAGGAGATATCTCCATACATCCTGTTTTCTATGAATTCATTGATATTTAGGTAAGTTTTTGTTATATCTTCTTCAATGGACTCAAGTGAACCTGTATTATCTATCTGCATAAAATTATCAAAAGCTTCGGCAAAAAGCTCTTTGTTTTTCTGAGCTTGCGACCATTTGTCATATCGAATGGACTCAACCATCATACGAGATAACTTGGTGTTTCTTTCTTGGCTTATTTCGTTTGTGGTATTGACAAATACCATCATAGTTGAGTAACCTAAATCTTCTAATTCTCCTTTGATATGGTTGATTTTATCAATACTATCTGCTGGTCCATTAATAATTAAAGGACTACGATTACGAATGGCTTCTCTACGAAAGTCATTAGTTTTTTCAGATAATTTCTGTTTATCTGCAAGATAATCAAAGGCTTGATTAGAATTTAACTCTACTGCACGGGACTCTGGTATTGATTCACGGATGACAATATCTTTACCAGAACCAGGTCCACCAGTTACGAATATTGCTTTGAATAGACCACGATTGACATTTTCGTGAATTCCCATACCCTTACGAGTATCATGATAGAGTTCCTTTGCATGATTATCAGCAACGTGTTCTGGAACACCTTTTTTAAACTCTTTGTAATTACCTGAAGCTGCATGACTACGCATTTTGGTACCAGACATACCTTCAGAACCTTCAGCATCTGGATCACGGTGACCAGCCGAATGAACAGTAATTTTTTTGAAATTATAGTATCCGTGTTTACCTTTTACACCATTATATTTGTTTAATGAATCTTTAAATTCTTTAACACGGTCGGAACCAACAACAACATGAAGGTGAGTTACACCATTTCGATGAGCTTCAGCTGCATGATGAAAGATAGAAGGATGTTCTTTTGAAGATGACTTAAAATTAGTACCTGGTGAGTATCTCTTTAAATGTTTAACTTTTTGTTCACCGGACAATGGATTCTTTTTAGAATCTTGTGAATGAGATGCTACAACAGTATGACTTGCATTGTTTTTATCCGCAACTTCTTTAACTTTGTGAATTAACTTTAAGTGACCTGTGGTTGGAGGATTCATGCGACCAAAAGTCATCACATGGTGTTTTTCACCTTGTTTGGTTTCTTCTATTAATTCTAAAAATGATTTCATTGTGGTTTTTTAATTTTTTTAGGTTTTAAAGTACCTTCGGTGCCAACGAAATTGATGGAACTGGCCATTGGTTGTGAATTAAATTTTGATCCAATCGTAATTAGATGATTTCCTGTTGCATCATTTTCGTCTTTATGTGCATAAACTCTAATACCATTTTCACCACTTCTTTCAAGAGTAAAATGATGTGCTCGGCTAAGTGCATCCACATGAGCAGAAGAATCTGTTTCCATTCCATGTGCATGTGCGCCGTATTCTCCTTTTTTTGTTCCATAACCTGAAGCAACTATATATGGCGTTCTTTCGTTAGTTTTATCTTCTTCTTTACTTTCATTTGTTCTAAAATGATTAGCAGCTAAATGTTTTCTAATTTCTTCTGTAGACAATTCATTCAATCTATTAAAATAAGATTCTCTTACACTATTTAATATTTTGTTACCTTCTTCTTTAGCATGATCCGAATGTTGTTCATTACCAGGTTTACGAAGCCATTGTTTTCTGCCTTCTGTGTTTTCTTTTTTGCTACTTAAAGGTAAATGTGATATACCCTTTCTTTCAGCAAAATCATCTAGTTTAGGGTATTCATCCTCGTGCCATTTTTCACCAAGAGATTTAGCTATTGGTGTTAAACCTGGGTTTGAAATTCTCTCCGCACCTTTACCTTCAGTATTTTCCATATTGGATTTTGCAGAAATGCCAGGGTATATTGTTCCATGTGTTTTGTGTGGAACTTTAAGCATAACATCTGAAGTATTATCTTTACTTTCAACGTTGAGTCCTGTTATCCTTTTTATTGCACCTTTACCAGCACTTAAATGAACACTTTTTGCTTTGGTTAAATCAACTCCTCTTTTTTTGTATTCTAGTATAGAGGCTTGAGCCATGTGTTTAGCTCTTTGACTTTGGTGTTCATATTCTTCAGGACTTATTTTTTCTTTTGACGCATCGTGTCTGGCTTGTGCAGATGCTTTTTCTTCTTCAGTTTCACCTGGTCTAGTGTCTTTTAATCCTGCAGCTTTGGCTAAATGGTGAGCCAGTAAAAATTCATTTACATTTGAACGATGAGTTGATTCTTTGTTGGCATCGGCCTGACTACGAGCTTGCTGAATCACCTGTTCAACAGACTTTTTATTTTTTGAAGATATTTTCTCAAAAATAAACGAAAGGCCAATCATTTTATATCATATCCTTTTTTTCTCAAAATTCTTATGGCGGCAGATTCACTATCGGCAAAAATTGTTGCAACTGATTTTCCTCCAGAATAAAGACCATAATGACCAGTGCCTTCTTTACGAACATGTAACGCATGTCCAGTTAAATGGTGTGAAGCAATGGCACCATGTAATGATTTGGAGAATTCTTTAAATGACTTCATTGTGGATCGTTTTCGTAATCTACTTTAATTGTTTTTTTACTTGTTTTTTTAGGTTTATCTTCTACTGAAGGTTTTCTAACTTTTAATAAATTTGCTTTGGCAAATTCTGATCTATTAACTAATTTTGTTGGTTCACCACTATAGTTGACCACAAAACCTTCTGGTCCAGTTGGTTTGCCATCAATGTGATGTTCTAACCCGCCCGTATTCTTCTCTAAATTTTTTACCAATACATTCTTTGCTTGTTGTAGATGGTGGTGCATATTTAGAAGGTTATCATAATGCTCAGTATTACCTTCAATGTGTTGCACATGAGATTTGGCTTCTGTTTCTTTTCTTGCTTGTGCAGCTGGTGTTTTTAATTTAGATGCAGCCTTAACAAATTTATCTTTTATATGTTTCTGTAGGCCTTTAGATGTGGGTTTTTCACCAGTCCTAACAGTTTGATTAATGTATGTTTCTAAATGGCCACCTTCGCCACGATGTGGTTCTGTGGCACGGTACATTTGTTGACCTCTTTCATCATGTATTTTTTGTGCAGCTTCAATATGTTTTCTAAATTGTTCTTGGTCTTTTTCTGAATAGTTTATTTTTGAGGCATCATGTTCAGCCGATTTGTGCCAAACATCTTCGTGTTGCTTAAAATTATGAACATCAGGACTAGCATCTGCTTTCATTGAGGTAATGTCTTTGCCATGATATTGTTGATGAACAACCACACCAAATTTGGCCCTACGAATTCTATCACCTTCTTGGCCTTTGGCTGAATAGGTGATTGTATTTGGAGTAAATGAAACTCCGTGTTTCGTTTCTTTTTTATCTTCACCACTAAACATTACATCACCTTGATATACACCTTTTTTTGGTGCCACTTTAGGCAAGTGTTCTAGTGCGTGTTTTAATTTTTCAACTAAACCTGGTGCATGGCCATGATTTTTTTCAATGTCTTTATTTGTATAATTAATTTTGGGATTTTTATTGAAAGCTGATTTTGATGCCACAAAGAATTTACCGGTTTCTGGATGATGGCCAAATACAATAGATGGAGAACCGTCATATTTCATCGTCAATGCGGTGCTATGGCCACCAGATTTAATATGTTCGTGTGCTTGTTGTAATGCACCAACAGCGTGGCCAAAACCTTCGGATCCTTTTTGTAAAGGTCTGTCCTCAGCATGAGTTATATGCTTGAGTTTACCACCCTCATCTTCCTCTTTGAGAAACATAGAAAACGAATACATTGATTTCCTTACAGATTTGCAATACACTTTGATTGCCGGTCGCTTATTTATACAACTTCTTGGTTCTTGAGCTCAAATCTTAGAAAGATTGGCTTCGATACATAGTGACTTAATTATTCCATTTTGTACCTTCAAAATCCAACCAATAATTGGTCATCCGACCTTTTCCTTGAAGTAGATAGAATGGTAGAGTATGAACTAATCCTCTGCTGGATCCATAGTATATCAGGTCTTTAGGTCCTCTGTCAAGAGCCCAAGCAAAGTGGCTAGAACCTGTATCACCACCAACAAAGACTTCGGCCGTGGTAATGTGGTAATAATTCTGAACAAAATTGGTAGAATACCGCCAATCCTCAAATGGACAACTTTCAGTAGGTTCACCTTTTTTACAGATTACTTTTTCATAGTCTTTATATTCTTCGGTAGAATATTTGGCAATAATCTGTTCGTATACATTATTCGGCCAATTACGCCATTGATTATATGGTGCATCAAACAATGGAAAGACAGCAATCTTTTTTTCCATTGGTGCGTTATTTGGTATTTTTACCAAATCTCCAGATATATCTCTGAAATCCCAAACATTTACTTTTCTCCAAGGCAATGATTGTTCACCCGGTTCTGTTGAAAAATAGTTAGTCATCTTCAACATTATCTCATAAAATGTTTGACAATGTGTGTCAGAGCTAACATTTTCTGGTTTCAAATGAAACTGAATCATTGGATCATTGTTGATTTTTCGTATGTGTTCTAGAACATTAGCGACAGCAATCATGTCACCATTACGAACTGTACCAAATGTACCTGGTTCAATATTAATAATCATATTGCAATATCTTTCACATGAACCAATTTTGATTTACGATTACCATAATAGTGTCGTTTAAAATCAAACTCAACAGGATGGCCATCCCAAGTTCTCATATCTTCATCCCAACCAACAATTGTTTCTTTGTTCATTAGGTCAGCAATAATACCAATGCCTGTGAATGTAGTAATAAAAGTATGTGGATTCTGTTTAATTAGATTACAGTTATACATTAATGGTTTTGTATAGTCCATGTATACAACTTTATCTTTATCGAGGTTGGTACCATTCTCAATGACATTAGTGGAACGCCTTGCATCAACATTCGGGTCTTGTTTTGTAGACCATCTATCACCAATAAGAGTTTTATTGGTCAAATCATCAACAAACATTGGAAAAACTTGAATTTCAAAATCATCATCAACTTCAAATAACATTCTATAATTATCATTTACCCAATTCTCATAACGACAGGTCTCAATTGGACGATTTGAATCTTCTTGGTCCATGCGTGTCCATGAACTGATAGTCATAATGTCACCAAAAGTCAATAAATCATCCGAGAAATCCACATCTTCAATCATTGGTTGATATTTTAGAAACTCTTTTATACCATTAAACTTACGCATTTCTGGTCTAATGATAAGATGAATCTTTTCATTTTTATATTTTGAGATACCTGATATTACAGGTAATGCATTTGCAAAGTCACCTAGGTTGGCGGTACAATCAATTTTAATTTTCATTATAATCCTTAAAAGCTACAAACCAGTCGTCACTAGAAACTTTATGTAGTTCAAACAATTCTGGTTTTTGTAAGTATGACATCAACAATAAAGTTTGGTCATCATCTATTAAATTGTTTTTGAGTAATTCACCAACATTATGGTGAACTAGTTGTTCTAATATATTCCACATATCTTTACCTGCAACAATACATGGTCCAGTAACATGAACATCATTATTGAAAATAACATCTTCAATATATGTTCCTTCTTTCCAATCTTTTAGAGTAAAGAAATGAATCTTGTCTTTGGCAAAAGGATACTGCCATTTCTTTACTTCGTTACGAGTAGATTCTTCACGACAATAACCAAAATCTAACCAAGCAACCAAATCTGTTTTTATTAGGTTTGTTTGCATGGCTTTCGTGACGAAAGAAGATTTAAGTAGATTGACGAGAACGTAGTCAGCATTCCAGTATTCTGGATTTTTTACTTGCATGGGATTTATTTTGGCTTGATACTGTAGGTCTTTTTGAACCTTAGTAATTTCTTCTCTTAGTTTTTCAAAACTATTAGAAAAATCAAGCGTTAGAATTTCGGTTGGTCTATCTTGTCTTATAAACTTTATGTCATTTATAAATTCTTTTGATGTATAGACAACCATAGGATTTTCTAATTTAGCCATATGACTAAATCGGTCAAGATAAGTTTTAGTTGTTCTATGTAAATAATGTGGCAAACCTTTGTCTGGCGTCCAATCACCACGACCAATATCAAAGAAAGCAGTAACTATTGTTATATCATTCATACCGGTTCTGTGTTAAATGTTATAATTTCATTTTCATTAGACCAATAATATTTTTTATAGTTATTGATGATTTCAATATGTTCGGGTTGATCTTCTACAAATTTATCAAAATCAAAACCTTTTTGGTGATGATGTGTATCTGTCAAATATGAATTAACACTATAATCTTTTCCACACAACATATAATAAACTACCATATAACAATCCATAAAACCTAGTGGACTATATTGTTGTTGAAACTTATCATGATTATCTTTAAACCAACCAATCACTTTGTCATAATTTTCTAAAAAGGTTGAAACTTTAAAAATTGAACCACCACCGCAACCATATTGATTTGTCAAAGGTCTTTTACCAGAGAACTCTGTAATACTATCAATGATGTTATCAGGAATAATATTGCCTACTTTAATATTCCATCCAGCCATCTCCCAATTATCTTTTACAGTAATAGGAGATTTTTTAATCCAAACATCATCTTCAACCATCATTATATGAGATGTATAGGTCTGTTCACAGGCAAATTTAAATCTTTCAAACCAAATTAATGTTTTTTCTAAATTATAACTTGGATAACCAACTTTATATTCAAAGTGTTTGTAATGACAATTAAATTTTTGAGCAATATCAGATAAATCATCTGCACAATCCGATCCTAGAAAATAGTAATCAAAATGGTGTTTACGGATATTCTCTACAATTTTTTCTGTTGATACTTTTTTACCAGCAGACGCCAAGTGTATAAATGATATAGAAGCCATTACATTAATCTTTCAGACCAAGTTTTAGGAGTTTTATCGGTGATAATTTCTAAAGGATAAGCATAGTCAAATGGTTTAGGACCTTTTTCTTTAATGTAATCAACTGTTTCCTGTATAGATTGTTGCAATGTTGTTTTTGTTTCATAGTTCAATAACCAACGAGCCTTGTCGGCAGAACAATCTGCGTGTTTAACTTCTCGTGGTCTATCTGGCATATGAATCGCTTCACCTGTGAAACCTGTTGCATCAGCAATCAGTCTGGCCAAATCTTTAATTGTTACTGTACCATCATCAGGTCCAATGTTAATAATCTGACTAACAACTTTAGGATCTAATGCCATCTTTTCTAAAGATCCAACACAATCATCAATATAAGAGAAACAACGAGTTTGTTGACCATCACCATAAATGATTGCAGGCAGGCCACGGAGATTACGATTAATCATAATGCTCATTACATTACGGAATGGGTCATCATACTTCTGACGAGGACCAACAATGTTATGTGGCACAGCAATGTTCCATTCCATACCATGAGTTTCGCAAAGAATTTTTAATACATCTTCACCAGCAACTTTAGCAACACCATATGGGTCAACTGGTTGTGGTGTCATATCTTCGGTGAAAGGATGTGGTTGATTACCATATCGTGCCATTGAAGTGCAATATACAAATCGTTTTACTTTGCTTTGAACGGCAGCAGATATTGTCGCAACAGAAGCCTCAAAGATATTTTTGGTAATGAAACTAGGACTGAATACAGACAGGCCTTCGTGTGCTGTAGCGGCAGTATGAATAACAACATCACAACCTTCCATAACATAATTCATCTTGTCAATATCACAACAATCTACAACATATAATGTTGCTTTCTTAGGTACATTATCACGATACCCACCAATCAAGGTGTCGTTACCTGCAACTTCGTGACCTAATTGTAACATTCGGTCAGCCAAATGACTGCCAAGAAAACCTGCTATTCCCGTAATAAAAATTTTCATGTTAAACTCGTTTTAAAATAGTTAATCCGTTATTGTTGGTTCGTCTTTCAACCAACTGCCACTCTGAATGTGAGTCCATAAATTCTTGTACCGCTGGCCAAATACCTTTACCACCAAATTCACCACGATCAGCAAACAATGTAGTGTCATGAAATAAAAGATATTTACGAACTTTGCCTGCGTGTAATTCTAATTCTTTTTGTACCTGCTCATAGATATGTAGACTATCCACCAACATCAAATCGGTTTCTGCAATGTTCACTTTACGGGTATCATCAACATGAAGTGTGACATTACGACCAGCATTTTTTGCTTCATCAAAAAACTCACGAATACCTGGTTGCGGCATAAACTCATAACTATGTATCTCAACATCATGGCGCAAAAAAGCACGAGTGCTTTGAGCCCAACCAACTCCTAGTTCAGTCACATGATTGCATTGTGATGTTAATTCGGAGATAATTGGTAAATGTTCGTGTATGTCTGTATCTCTTTCACAGGCATTTAGATATTCTTTTTCAAAGTCCATTATTCTGTCCTAAAAGTAATTAATTCTTCTTGTTGATATTTTTGTTTAATAAATTCTTTCCACTCTGGTACTCGGTCATATTGATGCACAATGGCAAATGTTTTGCCTAACGATGTTTTAACAATACCATCTTCAAATTTTGGTTCAGATTCTAGTAAATGTGGTCTGAACTGTGCAATCTTTGATGGGTCAACTGTTGTACCAGCCTGACAAGCCCAACCATCTAATTGTTTGGCAAAATATGTTACACCTTTAAATGGTTGTGTTTGAATCAGAACATTATAGACCGCTTGGTCACAAATAGGAATGGGTCGGTTGATTGCATTGAATAGAATGTTGAACACCATATCTTTTACATATTCAGATACACCACCGATTGTTCCTACATTGTATATCTCATTGTCTTTGAACTGCTCATGAACATAAGGTCCATAAGCTTGCATAAGATTCTCGTTACCCCATGGTTCATCTTTGTATCTCATACCTTCAGAACCAGCAACAAGTTTTTTACCTTTGAGATTTAATTCCAACCACTTAATTGGATTGGTTTGAAAATAAACATCTTTGACATCTGTGGTGACCACATGATTATAATTCTGCCAAGTATTTTTGAGAAAATCATAGATTGAGAGAAAACGAGCCACATGAACTGGTGCTTTAATATCATGCATCTTAATGATGATAAAATCTCGTTTGATTAATTCACCAATTGTTTCTTGTGAAGCATTACCAACAACCATGGCTTTGTCGCCAGTAAAACCACATTCATCAATTGATTCAACCCACGGCTTTAGTTGATTATAGTTGTAATTTGTAAATGCACCGATTATTAAGCTTTTTGACGCCATGGATAACTCCCATTATATTTTTCATTCATTATTTTATTACCATTTTCAAAGAATTCTGCATTGACAGAACCTTTACCACCATCTACTCTATAACAGGTTGTATATTCACCTGTGCAGTAAAATTTAGGAAAGTGTTGTGTGATTGCTTGTAGAAACACTCTATCTTGTCCCCAACCGCCATGCCAAACACTTGCAATTTTATTTGCTACTTCTGTTTTAATGAAGTAACAATTAGTATCTATGTGATGAACTCCGTGATATGTTGGCCAAATACCTAACGATTCACAGTCATCAAAGCAAACAAACTTACCTTGTTTGTTATACACTTGGCGTAAAGAATAACACCATTCTAAACTTCTTGTATTAATTGTTTTGATACAGTTTTCTACATGCGACCGATATAACCAATTATCTTGGTCAAGATAGGCAACATATTCCGTATTAACTAGGTGAGTGAAAGCAGCATAGACACGATGGCCATAAAATCCATTGGCACCGACATTGATTGGTAAAGAACAAATGTGAACTCGTATATCATCAATAGTTGAACCCAACACCTCTAGTGTTTTGTCCATATTTTCGTCACCATCAATGACAACATAACATTCAGTAGGATGACTTTGGTTTAAAACAGATTCAACGGCAGTTTTGACCTCTGGTGATCCAGTGGTTGGTATAATCACAGTAGCAGACATAATTTAATCTCGTGTTAGTTTTAATATTCTCTCTATTTGTTTCTCTATAATCGGTTTACGATTTGGCCAATATATATATTCTTTCTCTCCAGTAGAATGTAACTTCTGAAGAAAAGGAATAATCATTTTTTCTACTTCAGCTAAACGAGTTTTATAATCATCTGCTGTTTCGGCTGTCTTATTAACGACAGCATTATATTCTGCTTCCGATACAGCAGAGAAACCAAAGTCATCTTCAACGTTGGCATATTCTTTCATTACTCGGTCAAAGTCTACTAATCCCATATTTTATGCACCTTTTGCTATAACAAATTTAGAAGAATTTTTTTGACGAGATGTTGCATATGCATATACCCATCTTGTAAAAGATGCAGCACGCTCTTCATTTGAAAGAAATTTAATTAAATATGGCATAACAACATTTGTGACTAGTTCGGCACTAAGTTTGCCAACTTTCTTATCATATTCATCTCTTATAGGTCCATTTTTTGGTGCACCATCTTTTTCATATTTTTCTCTAATTGGTTTCTTTTGTTTTTGAAAATTAGTAGTTGCTTTGTCCAATTTACTTTTAAATAGAGTGCCAAATCTTCCTCTTTTCGGATCACAGAGATTTAATATACTTTCAATTTGTCCTGTACCTAGTCCACCAGCTTTGGCTTCAGCTCCTTTAATTTGTACTTCACCCCTAAAAGTTCCTCCAGAGTTACCTGATGGATCGTGTCTAAAAAATACATAGTCAGATTTATCTTTTGAAAGATATGCTTTTAAATCTCTTGCAGCCGGTTTTTGTTCTTTATCATCATATGGTCGCCAACTACTAAGACCACCAAAAGAAACTTTATTTATTTTGGCTTCTTCTGATGCTCTAACAAAATTAACTTTTTCTAATTTAACTGTTTTTGTGGTTTTTTTCAAAGATAATGGTAACAATTGGCCAGATTTAATCAAATTACTTATGAAATTATTTAAACCATCTTTACCCAAAAAAGTTAAACCTTTTTTATTTTTAATAAGAGTTTCAATATCTTTTTCAGCTTTTTTTGTTGCTAGGTAAATATCGGCTGGACTCCATTTATTTAAATTTCCAAAAGGAACTTGAGATTCACCTTTTGATACACCATCTCTTAATTCTTTTTGATTTTTATTTGCTTCAGAAAATAAAATTTGTATATTGTCCATAATTTTATTATCTTGGTGAGCATAAAATATTTTTGTAGCAGATATTCCCTCATCTTGAATATAACGAAATTTTGAACTTATCGTATTAATTTTAATAACTAAGTATTTACCAATTAATATAGATGACTTAAACCATCCGAGAGCCACTTTATCTTTAAGACCAGAACCAGTTAAAAATTTTTCAATTTCTAAAAATGAAACTTTTCCTGATTCAACGTGTTTTTCAAACAAACTTTTAATGGATGTTCGAGGATATTTCTTGGACCAATTAAATGAAAATTTCTCATATGTGTTGTTATTTTCATCATCAATATCAAATACATTGTTGATCGTAACACTTTTGGAGTTTAATCTGAATTTTCCATTAATTGTAGGAATGCCAACATAATCAGCCAAAGCACAAAAGAGTGCTTGTGAGGATTCAGCTAAATCTGTTGAGCTTGCCATTTTATCGTATAATTTGAATATATTTACCTGAAGTCCAGATTTCTAATTCTGTCCTCAATCGACCCTCAGATTTAAGGGTTTCGTATCTATTTATAGCTTTGGTCCGCCACCAATCAATTACACTACTCAGTTCATGTTTGTCATAATTTTCACCAGGTAAAAGTTTATCGGTTTTACAATTCATGTAATCTACTGTATTCTTAAATCCATAATCAGAAATATAATATCGTTTCTTTTCTGTCAACTTTTTAGCGTTCTCAATTGTTATATTGAAATCATCACCTTCGGTTGTTCCTTTTAATGCTGCTTTGGTCAGAGCAATAATCTTCGTGAATGTTCTGAGTTTTCTACTTGTCGTTGAAGTATCTCCACCCAACAAATCTCCAGTAATATTCTCCACATAGTTTTTCAAATCTGTATATCTTTGGCCGTGCATCATCGGTACAATGTCCGATTCTGTTAGACCTTTAAAACGAATGTAAGGTTTCATACCATCATATTGTGATACTGACTTAGTGCTGCCATATAAACTGGTAGTTTCAAATAAGCAGATATTCATATCATATTTTTTATTACAGATTTCTCTTACTGTATGACTGGTACAAATAGCAGATAGAAGTTTACCACCTAGGTAATTAAAACCAAATGGTTGAGATGGTACAATTACAAAACCCATAACACAAGCCGTATTAAACCGCTTGGCAGTATCTTCATTTTGAATCCAAACTTGTCCTAGGTAGTCATTGCGAGGTTTCATATAGATGACTGGTGAACCTAAACGAATGAATCCTAGAATCTTTCCTGAGTTCTTCTCTCTGACTGCCAATTGTATATTCTTACCAACTGGTGCTTTATTAATGTGTGAACTGGTAATGGCAAGTAATGGCTCCCAAACATCATTTGGTATTTCACATACTTCAATATCCATATCATTTGGGTGCATTGTGAAATCTGAGAACAAATCATCTTCAATTGGAAATAAAGAAGATGGCATATCAGCTACATTCTTTAGTTTCTCATCACGCATGTATTCTTCGGTACTTCCAATGTTACTAAAGTAATCATGAAAGGCCTTGGCACAATACAAACCATTTTCTCTGGAAATTATCATACTTTAAATCCACTAAATGATTTCTTTTGTTTTTCTTCTCTTGTACCAAATGTGTTTAGTGGTTTATCATGGCCAGCATCAGCGATACCCATCTGTGCAGCCTGTTCAACATCATATAGTTTCATTTTGGATCTATCAACACCAAGAGTAAATCGTTTGTGGAATGTTGGATCATTATAACGATTCTTCAATTGTTTGACCATGATTTGGCCAAGCTCTTCTAGTTCTTCAGAAGAAATCAAAGCAAACATCAAATCTGCGGTGGCGGGAAGTCCGAACGATTCACTCGTATCCTCAAGACCCGGATCACTGGAAGTAAATCCCGAGCGGGTAGTTTGTGTAGCAGATACAATAGGAACATTATACTCAACAGCAAGGCCTCGTAGTTCTTCTGCAATTGCTTTAACGTAGGTGTATGAATTAATATTCGCACCAGCCTTAATACGAGCAGAACAACAAATATTGAGATAGTCAACGAATATAATATCAGGTACAAAAGACCTCTTGAGATTAAGCTCATTAAGTAAAGTCCTAAAATGAATTGTAGATGCTGAGGCAGTTGGATATTCTTTGATAATTAATTTGCCTGTGGTCTTTTCACGAACACGATTAACTTTCTTATCATACATATCTTTTGGTAATTCAATCAAATCATCAATGGTTACATTCAATAGATTGGCATCAATTCTTTCTGCAATCTTTTCTTCACTCATTTCCAAAGTGATGTAAAGGACATTTTTACCCTGAACCATGCACGAAGCAGCCACATGACACATAAAAAGAGATTTACCAACACCAGTCCCCGCCAAAGCAATGTTAAGCGTCTTAGCTGGTAAACCACCTTTTGTGATTTTGTTAAAGTAGTCGAGGTCAAATGGGATTCGTTCCTCTTTTCTGTGGTAGAATTCATATCGAGCATCTGAGTCCTGTAAGTAATCATGGCCAACGGAGTTATCAAAGCTTACTGCTAAAGCATCCGATAATATTTTGGGAATCTGGCCTTTGTCATGGGTTTTATCTTTGCCATCGAGAATCGAAATAGACCCCAATACTGCGTTGTAGATGGCTTTCTCTTGGCAGAATTGTTCGGTTTTGTCAACAAGCCATTGAACCTCGGTTTCTGTAGATTTAATTTTCTCAATCGCTGATAGATAATCTTCGCATCTCTGAACTTCATCAGCTGTGAGATTTTTCTTTTCTTTGACGGCAATACTAAGTGCTTCAATCGTTGCCGTGTTATTGTAAGTCTCCGTGAATGATGTAATTTCATTAAATAAAGTTCTCTCTACACTATCACTAAAATACTCCGTCTTTAAAAATGGTAAAACTTTCCGAAGAAAATCCTCATTGTAAATCAGGTTTTTTAATATCGTCTGTTCCAGTTTCATCCACTATTTCCTGCTCAATATTGTTTGACATTAATTCTACAAGTAAATCACCAAGATAATTTTTAAAGTCTGTATCTTTTTCCAGCTTTTTTGGTTTATCAACTACTGATTCTAACACATCATAAGCAAAAAGTAAATACATTTGTTCATTTTCTTCTTTGAACTTTACCTTACCATATTTGAATACGGTATCTTTATATGGTCCTTGTAAGAACCTTATGTTTACCGCTGTTGAATCATCTTTGGGATAAATGAAACAATAATCTGTACCTTCAATCATCTTTCACCTCATTAAATCTTTTTTCTTGTATGGTCTTTTCTTTCCATACTTTTCTAGGGTTACCACACATTACACATTCGGGATTACCACAGTCCATTGCATGATGCTTGGCAAATTTGTGTGGTTCATTTACCGGCATACCATGTGATTTGGCAATCTTAGTTTGTTTCTTAATTTGATTTTGAGTTTTTTGAATACGCTTGGAATGTTTTATTTTAGCATCTTCATTACTCATCATCTACTCCGTTCGTTGTCTCCACTTCAAATGCTTGGTCAACATCTCCTTGCATAATGTTACCTGAAGCAATTTGATATGTGGTTTGTACATAATCTTGGAAAGATTTTTGTTTTAAAATTGGTAACCAGAATTCAGATGTATCGGTTTCTTTAATACGATATTTTTTATCGCCTATAACACCATCAGAATCCACTTTTGAGTACCATCCATTAGATGGCTTAATAACATGACCTGAATCAAGTGCAATATCAAGTAACCCACTCCACTTACTAATACCACCATCATGCCGGACTGTAACAGGAATTTTAGATTTTTCTCGAACATATCTACTTTTTTCCACATTGATAATAAAGTTATAACCAATAACCTCAGTACCTTCTTTTTCTTGTTGGCGACCAATAATAAAGATGTTATCAGCAGAATAATATGAACCGGTTCCACCACCAACGATTGCTTTGGGGAACATTCCAATTTCCATGTAGGTATGATTTACTACAATCATTGGAATATCTTTAAGATTTAAATGAGGAGTCACCATTCTGAATAATGATTTCACTTGTTTTGCTCTTGACATATCGGCAACAGACTTTTCTGCCAAGGCATCTTCAACTTCTTTCTTTGAAGCCAAATTACCAATCGAATCAATAATAATAATTAACTTATCATCACGTTCTAATTGGGTTAATTGTTGCATAACATCAAACTTTAATTGTTCAATATCAGTAAGAGGTGTATGTAGAACTCTACTGGTATCAATACCAAAGCTGTCAAAATAAGACTGAGGAGTGCCAAACTCAGAATCGTAAAATAGTAACGCCGCATCATCATATTTGTCCAAATAACTTTTTGCCATCAATAACGAAAAAGCAGTCTTAAAGTGTTTTGATGGGCCTGCCCACATTGTAAGACCGGGTGTTAAACCACCATCTAATTTACCAGACAACGCCACATTAATAATGGGAACTGCCGTTGGAATCATATCCTTCTGTGTGAAGAATTTTGATTTGGATAGAATAGCTGATTCTTTAATACTACTATTCTTTTTAATTTTGTCAAGTATACTCATAATTTTTTCCTTTTAAAAGTCACCACCATCTAATTTTTTTTCTTTGAAAGCCAATTCAGCTTTATCATCATATTTACTTATGTCTTGTGTTTTAGTCTTTCTAACAGGAAATCCTCTTTTGCCTGTTGTTATCGGTGGTATAGTTTCACCTGAAGCTTCACTAATAACAATATTTTCTTCAGTTTTCATTTCGGTGATATTTTGTTTATTCACTTCTACTGTTTGTTCTTGTTTTTTAACTGGCTCTTCAGGCTTAACAGGTTTAGGTTTTTTCTTTGTGAAGATAGGTATATCGCTGGCCGATAATCCAACAATTGTACCATTTTTAATGATAGGCCTACCATTTCCTTTCGACATTGACATATTCGCTGCTATCAATAATAACACAGCTAGCGGGTCAAATACAACCATTATTAACATGATTACCAATCTTACTGCCTTATCAATGGCATTGGCATCATCTGTGCCATATATCATATCTCCAATATATTTGATGGGGCCGACTTCTGCCACAAGTTTATTTTCTTCTTTTAATAATGGTAATTTTCGTTTATTGATATCAGCCAATTCTTTTTGTGTTTGTTGAATTTGTCTATCAACATTGGCTGATGCCGTTTCAGGATTGCCTGCACGTTTCAGTAAATATTCTAATCGCTCATTGGCAATCTTTTCTTGCTGTTTGAGTGTTCTTATTTCTACTGAGTTGGCACCAGCTTCTAATGTGGAATCAATGTGTGCTTGGGATAAAAAACCAAAAATGCCCATACTTGTAATCACCATTAATACTACTACAGCAGATGTCAAGTATGATTTTAATAAAAGTGGGCAGGTTTTCCAATTACGATATAACCATGATGCAGTAACTAATTTACTCATCTCAAGAACCGAACCCATAAAAACGATTGGCCAAAATGCGCCTGTAAAGATTGCAGCCAAACCAATAATGGAATAATAGGCTGCAATGCCTGATAGCAATAATGCGGATAGTAATGTTAAAAATATCATGAGAAGAAATCCTCTATTGAACTTGTTTTTTCTGTTGACCACTCCATACAATCAAGAATGACTTTGATTGGTTCTAGGAATGCCTTATCAAACTGCATATCATAATCGATATATTGTTGTAATTCAAACTCTTTTGGTAAACGAGATGGATACGAGATAACGGTATCTTTAAATGGATTTGGCATTTTAAGGTAAGTAAACTTAACCTTTTCACCTTCTTGGATGAGTGGATATTTTTTGGTGAGATTCAATCGTTTCAGATTGGCGTTGTATATAATTGCACCTTTAACATGAATTGGTGTACCTTTTTTATAAAGGTTAACCGCATCAGAATAGGTATTTAGGCCATTAAGACCACGGGGAAAAGAGATTTCTTCTACAGGCAATTTCTTAAACTCTTTTCTAAAATCTGTAATAAAGGTATGGATGTCATCTTGTGTCCCATTCACCATTAACTGAATTGCTTCTTTCATTTTTTCACGAATAGCAGATGGTGTGGAAGATTTAATCATTTCCAAACCCATCACCTTCATTTGAGGTTCATTGTATTGAACACCCTCATTATTATACACATTAAGAATGTATCGTTTCTTGGCAGTCCAAATACCTTTATCAGAAAGACCTTCACGCTTCATCTGCATCTTTTGTTCATAGGCATGGACATACTCAGCCAATTCATCATAAGCCTTATCGATATATGGTTGTATCTTTTCTTCACAGATTTTATCCATGAGTGAGATTACCTTTTGCTTGTTGGAAGTATCTTTGATGAACTTATTAACCAATTCACCCATGCGAAGATAGATTGAATCTGTGTCAGAAGCAATAACATAATCTTTATCTTCTGTATTCAGAATCTTATTCATCCAAGCATTAATCTTGTTTTCAATCCAACGAATACTTAATTGTCCAGCAGTCGTGACGCCAAGAGCCATACGCAAATCGTAGAAACGGAAATACTGACTACCCAAAGCACCATAAGCAGAATTGAGAGAAACTTTCTTTGCAAGTTGGATGTTATTGTATTTGGCAATTCGTTTTTCGATTTCATATTTTTTAGATTCATCTCGTTGATTTTCATATTCTTGTTTTGCTTGTAACATTAATTTCTTAAACTTACTTCTATCCGTATACATTTCTTCCATCATCTTAGGTAAGAACCCTTGAATGTCGGTACGAAAGAATTGACCATTGGGAGTAACTGTTACATTTTGTAAATTAGAAGTGTCAATTGATTTACTTAACATCTTATCAACAGAAACTCCTTGAGAAAGAACTTCACGCATTTCATCGGTATAGTTTTCAGGTTCAATAAGAGTTTCTGGTGAAATGTTGTATTGCATCATCAAATGTGGATACAAAGAGTTCAAGTCAAACGATGCCACCCAATCATGTAGTCCAGTTTGTGGTATTTTAACATATGCACCTTCAAATGCAGAATCTTTATCTTTGGTAACTCTTGGTGGAACAATAATATCTTTCTCAAACAAATAAGCATATGTCAATGAATCCCACATACGAGTTTGTGCAAAGACATCTTCAAAGTTTGTCTTAGTGTCGTATGCCAAGGTTACTGCCAATTCAAGCAACTTTAACTTTTCTTCTAGTTTAATAATGAGTTCAACGTCTTTAATATTATACTCAATAAACAGTTGGTAATTCAAACGATATAAAGTGTGTAGATTGTCATAATCATCATATGCAATCTTGCCTTCACCCAACTCAACTTGAGCGATATTATCCAAACGATAAGATTCTTGTGACTTACCGCCAGGTGCGTACCATTTGTATAGTTCAATATAATCTAACGATTCAACACCAACAAGACTATAAGAAGTCATTTCACGACCATTGATAATGGCCTTGCGTTCTGTAATATAATTCCAAGGTGAAAGTTTCTTGGTTTCTGGTTCGTCAAGAATTTTACGAAAACGATTTACAAGATATGGTATATCAAAGAACTTGGTATTCCAACCTGTGATAATATCAGGATAGTGGTCTTTCCAAAAGTTGATGAAAGACTTACAGAGATTGTATTCATCTTTACAACGGAAATAAATTTCTTTGCCTTTCACTTCATACTCACCACAACCAAACACATATGATTCACTATTAGTAAAACGGATACAAATTGCGGTGATAGGTTCATTTGCTTGATAGGGGTCAGGAAATCCATTCTCTGAACCTACCTCAATATCGATTACAGCAACAGATACTTTATCATAATCATAGTCAACCATACCTCTGTGTTGGTCTGCAATAAAGGCATATTCAAATCGTGTTTGACCATAAATTTTGGAGGCACCAGAAACGCCATCAAATTGTTTGATAAAATCTCTTGCTTTTTGAATTGTACCAAAGCTTTTTTGGTCGAGATAATCACCATCGAGTGAGGTGATGTTTGTAATCTTTTTGGATGGCAAATAAAGAGAAGGCGAATACTCAATCTTCTCTTTTATTCTTTGGCCATTTTTGATGCCACGATACAGAATATTGCCACCAATACTCTGGACATTCGTATAGAAATTTGCCAAGTTAACCTGTAATTAGTGTTTTGGTTGAAGGTACCACAAGACCAGAACCAAAAATTGAATTATAATTATTGATAAAGTCTTGTGCTGGAACATAGGAGTATACTACATTCTTCTTGTTCAAGGCAACCGTGGCACCAGTCTTTTGTTCGGCATGAATTGGAAATGGTGCAAAGCCAACATTTGGCTGACCAGTCTTTGGATCACGAACAATTGCGATGCCAACAGGGTTTTCAATGACAAATTCCGTTTCTGATTCTGATTCAATTTCACCTAAAATTTCTTCTCCAGTAATGAGTTTCATAGCCATTATCTTCATATTTGTACCTTTTCTCTAATAATATCATATAAATAAGTATGTAGTTGAAATGAAATTATATCAAATTTATCTCTCCGTGTCAACCTGACATTCGGTATTCTTTATTATTCTCCTTTAACATAACTAAAAGAAATCAAATGTCCGACCCTATCATTGCCGGCGCCCAAGGTGCCGCTAATACTCTCAAAGCTGCTCAAGGAGCAAGCAAACAATTAAGCGCTGTGGTTGTTGACCAACAAGCCGATATGGAAAAAGCGGTTCAACAACAACATATCAACAGAATGAAGGCTAAAGCTGAACAAGATTACTTAGCCACAATGGCAGAGTTTAGAGCCTACGAAAAATATCAAAAAGAAAAAG